TCAATGCAGTGATCAGGTAACTCAATTTTAATGAGCTTAACCCCGAACTTCACTGCGACTGAAGCTGCTAGTATAGCTTTGCGCGCTGCGCTCACAATGTGTGTGTAATATTTATTGTCTATCAGACGTCTTGTTAGTTTCCTGGCATAAGCATGTACTCCCGGTAAATCTGCTTTTGCATCATCAAGACTATCTTCGTCAGTAAGATAACGTTGCTGTACTCTCTCTACTCTGTAGACTAGTCCGCCTGGAACTATATTTGTATTTAATCCGCCTAGCGATACATGTGTTCGTTCTATAATACTGATTTCTTCTAATGATACATTCCATAATTTACACAAGTGCTTATGTTGTAACATTTTACAATACTTTACAATTTCTACATAAGCACCCCTATCTACCAACTCTTGAGCTCTAGTTTTTATAGATGATAGTACACTGCAAAGGTCATTAGGTATAGTTGCTTCCGTTGGTCCATGCACAAATGTTGATACTCCCCTAGCTAGATACTGGGCACCAGTCCCGACTCTGTGGTCAACACGTAGAAATTCAGCTATAGCTCCTAAATAACATTTTGATTTCTGAAATCTTATATTATACATTGCCGCGCCCTTCTGTAGTTGTTGTACTTGTTTATATGTTGACACGCCAGCCAGGACGTCATCACCATTATGTGTAGAAACATCCCAGTCCCTTGTAATGCCACCTGTGCATATATGTAATTAAGTATAGTATTAACAAAACTCGTGAGACACCACCCTGATAGCAGTGTACCGCGAGTAGTGTATTCACCGCTCTCAGCTAATATTCTACTATTATGTATCGATAATATTGTCCAATCAATGGCTTCGATCTGCTCTTTATACAATTTAGTCTTGAACACTTCACGGTATGCGGTAAGTACTGCTTGCATGCTGTCATGTGTATGCTGTGAATTGAAATCCTCGTAATCAAAACAGTAAGGAACCCCGTTCCTTAACACTTCATTAACTGTTTTGCTCACATTATCCTCAGTAGCCGCGGGTCCAATTGGAAAAAGAGCGCTCAGCGCCTCCTCACAGCCAGCAAACCCATAGCCACTAATTATGAAACTAGTTGCATCAACCCCGTAAATAGCTCGTTGCTTACCCCATTCACACTTCACCGAGGGCCAAGCCACTATCTCTGGTTTTCTACTAATCATCTCTTCAAATGGTATGTCCGGCATCCTATTAAAAGCGAAAAACTTGTGTCTCAACAAGCGTGACTTTGCCTTGTATTGATTGTCACTATCGTACTGAGAATGATAAGCTCCTGTTGGTGACCACTGCCAACGACCAGCCCAGTAGCTATCCCAAGATGACTTCTGCGGCTTGCTGTTCAATGACAGTAACCTTTGAAATAAATGAGTAGCCTCTTTATAAATAATGCCAGCACTTATGCTACACGTATTAGGACGCACCCTGTGCAGCCTCTCCGCCTCCCAGTCTACTGACCCAACACCCCTATTAACTAAGACTTCCATTTCAAAAAATTGTGTCATGTCTATTTCAAGCAAATTCTGTACGGCCTTGAGTCGTTGACTAAAATCTTTCTTAATCCTGGTATAAAAATCTGTTTCACTAGTTATGTCCCACAGCCAAATACCGCTCTTATGCATTAACTGCCGATTAATTTTACTTAACGAACAACACCAAATTAATACTCCAACTAAGAAACTTTCTCGTATCCCGTACGCAGCTATCTTATCCAGTAGCGGCAATGCGAATTCAACATTTTTCCTAAAATACTCCAAGCCGAACTGTCTAAGTTCGTAGATTGACATATGTCTCAGATGACTTGCTGAGACCTTATCTATTATAGGTTCTACTGCACCACTAAATATTTTCTCTAAATTCGCATATGTTCTATAACCAGTATAGCGTTTCTGACTCTTATTAGTTACATAGAATAGATAATTAATTATTTCTTGATCATTACAAATGCCATAAGGAAACAGCTGCGGTCCGTATTGTATCCTTGAAACCCGTAATGTAGCTTGTTTACTAAGGTATCTCAAGTCTAAGTCGTTACTAATGTACATAGCCGTTATGTTAAGTTTATGAATATACTTAACATATATCATTACCACATATTCACCGTACAGATATGGTCGATACCCGTCAACCCCTTTCCCTACATACAAATCAAATAAAAGAAATTGTCCATGATCAGTGTCTGAAAGATAAGCTGTGTTGCCTGCAACATTGACTGCTAACGGTACAGCTGTTAGCTCTGCCCACTGTCCACTTCTACTGCCGGTGGTATAGGTGGTGGCTCTTCCGGTGGCACTACTAATGAGTCTAACTCCTTGCGTTCTCCTGGCATTGCCACGCCTGCTTGGGTTTGGATGAGCCGAAAACCCGACGTTACGTAATCATAATCTGCCGTAACCATACCTTGGTATTGTTTTACTAGCTCGGGCACGGTAACTAGTGTGTTTGGAATATTGTAAGTAGGTTCACTAGCAGTAGCATATGGTGCATTCCAACGTGCTTCTTCTAACAACTGAGAGCTCCTACGAGTCCAAGTCAATATCATGTCACAGTCTACTGCCCATTCATGATCCGCGCCAAAGCATCTCTCACGTTGAGACATATTTAAATATCTGTATGATTGTGCTGTTTTCATCTTATACGGAGGCACTGGAGGCAAAGCGATAGAAACGTCATTTGCAGCATAAATTCTATGTGCTGTGTCAGTTTTAGGGTGTTGATAGTGTAGATTGTACCCGTTCCACCTAGCTAAGACACCCATGCCCCATAAGTCATTGTAATTATAAGCCGTCCTAGCTATCCCATATTCATCTTTACCTACGGCGGCATTTATAGTGAACACGGCTGCATATGGTGTCCCTAACATTAGACTACCAGATAAGCCAACTATTAGAGGTGTGCACCCTGGGGTTACCACTTTTCCATAGCTCAACCTGCCATTGACTAGCGCATACCCCAAGTCTTCCATGTGTGGTAAGTCTAGGCGGCCGAATCTAACGGTAATACCATAGTATGATTCGATGCCACCTAATACAAAAGTAGAAACCTGATCGTACAAACACTTCTTAACTGGCAAACCAGTTACCGCTGAATATAAGGCATCCGCTCTTTCTTTATCTTGTAACTCGTAGTTATTTGGCGTTTTTAAATTACGTAATAGACCGTACATATTCTTCGTGTTATGTATTAGTAAATACTCACCCCAATACCAGCATGTTGTTGCGAATAAAGATTCAAATACTGGCAAAAAGAAGTCATTCGTGTCCCTTTTGTATTGGTTCAGTGCATCCAAAGTAGTCGCAATACCCTCACCAGATAACATTTGCGGGACGGCCGCTCTCATAAATCCAGGCCTAGGTAATACCAATCGCCTTGTTAAGTGTGACCACCAATGTGCTTCAACAGTTTCACATCCTGGCTGTGCCAACCAGTAACGCATTTGTTGCCTAGCCTCATACGCATCTTCATGAACTCTATGGTTACGGATATACTTAAACAAGACTGTTTTAAGATCCGCTACATTGAAATCAAATTGTATATTCAAGTCGTCAGAAATTTTAATGTATCTAATTTTTTGTTCGGATAAGCCAAGATCTACGTCTTGATCTATTAAAAAAGGTGTATTACGTAAATTCCCGTTCATCATTTTGTTTAATATAGCCACTTCTTTCATAGTAAAACCATCTAAGTTCATGACACCGTGATAACGATTCAAGTCTGCCAACTCTACATCATTGTCTGGAACCAACCTATTAACTGGTGTTAATATAAGCTCGTCTGATGTCGTTGTTTTAAATAAGTCTGCCGGTATTTTAAAAAGTCCATTGACGAAGCCCATATGGTCACCAAAATGTTGGCCACTACTTGAATGTCCATCATCATAGGTATACATCTTCCAAACTTTTATGTCCTTGACAAAGCTGTACTGTTCTTTTTGGGCTTCTGTCATGTCTTGTGGGTTATCATACAGTGCTGCAGGCACACCGTCAACCCAGTTGTCTAGTTCACGTATCCAATGGTAAATATCTCTATCATACTTGGTTATGCCCACAGCCGTGTCTACTGTTCTTATATATTCACATAACTTATCAACTTTTTGCGTTTGGTTAGCTGCTTCGACGATTTCCTTCACTAATTCTAACCTAAGCTTGATCTTATGGTTATATTGCGTGTTCTTTTCTACCATATCCAATTTCGCTATGTATTGATAGAATACGAATAGTAAAGACATGGAGTTATCATAGAACTTATTAGTGATAACTGAATCAAAATACCTGTTTAGACGCTGCTCTTTCAAGTCTGTCGAGGTACTTATTTCACGTAACATTTTGAGGACTGCTACGTATGACGGAGTGCCATCTGTGTTTAAACAAGCTTTGTTTAAGCCAAACACTGACTGTTGATTTGGTCCAACTAAGATACTCTGTCTAATACCGTATATGGTACCTTTAGCCATACTAACAGCAGTTTGCCTCATCTGTTCCGCCATGGCACTTATCGTCCAGGGCTTTTCACGGTTTTTCAAACCATCCTGGTCACACCCTGCCCGTTTAGCGGTTTCAGGTGTGTCAAATATTTTGTTGTCCTTCTGGACGTCGTGCTTAGTCTTGCCGACTTTTTGAATGTCTAGTATGTCTAGACGCAAGTGTGTTTTGGCCCAGATCTGACCGTCAATGTATTTGACTACTGCAGCAGTCGCGTTGATGAAGTTGTTGATGGGTTGCATCGTGTAAGAAAAGATTTTAAAACAGGGATTGTATGCT